CAACTTCTGCAACTTGTTCAAGTCCATGCGGAACACGATCTCCATGCGTGCCTCACGCATGACATGTGCAGGATTGAACGTGGCTAGCACCCTTACTCTCCTACCGGCAATGTCTACATCGTAGACAGAGCCACGCACTTTGGTGATTGCGTCGTAGCCTACGAGTGCTTGGAGAGCATATGAGCCAAGCGCCACAACAAACCGCAGATCAGGTAGACGTGACAACTCCTCCCATAGTATATGACGCCACTGCGCTCGCTCATCCTTGCTGAGCGTGAGCTTGGTTTGTTTCTCATCGAGTGTGATCCCTTCGGCTGCTGACACCAGCTTGCGCTTCACCACATTTGTAACATAAACATCGTTTCTCGTGATCCTGTCTTTACGAAGCACGTCCCATAAGTATCGACCTGATCCTCCGATTAGTGGAGTCTTCTGTTGAACCTCGCGTTCCCCAGGTGCCTCTGCCACGATTGCGATGGTGCTGGTCAATCGCCCACCACAACCACAATCAAAGTCCAAGCCTGATGCATGCACAAGATGTTCAAGTTCACGGTTCATCTCTGCAATCGACAAGATAGGAGACTGCATCATGGCTTGTCCTCCACTGGGAAGTTCAGTATGGCAAACTCTCCATACTCTGCCAGCACCCAAGCATCACGAACTCTGGCAGCTTCTTCTGCTGTATCGAATGTGCCGAGACCACGAAGTGTCCCATCTTTCTTTACACGTGCCGTCCAGCGTCCTGATGGTGCAGCACTAACACCAATATAGCCTGTTGCATTGTGTGCTCTGTATGCGTTGGCACTGTTCTGCTTACTTGTTGCGTGTCGTAGATTGACGTATCTGTTATTCAGCCCGTCTCCATCCTCATGGTCTATCTGCAAACCTTCTGGTGATGGCTTGATGAGCCTATGCATGTAGACGTTTCCACGATCCCTTATGCTAGTAACTGCGTAGACTGTCTTAGGCACAATGTGTGCACGCCATGTATAGCCTTGCACCTTCCACCAATCAGAGAAGTCTATCTCAGCGGAGTAGCCTTGTGTGAGTTCTATTCGCACGTGCTGTTCCCCATTCGTGCCCACGCCTGTATCTACAGGCGCGGGCTTGATTTGTTCTCAACCTGCCCATTTCGTAGACTTAGCCATCGACTGCATATCAGTGAACACGGTGCAATGTTCTCTAGCTCGTGTTATAGCTGTATAAAAATTCCTGCGTGACTGTCCCCACAGCGTTGACTTGTTGATCACGTAACACACGTGCTTCACCTCACTACCCTGCATCTTGTGAGTTGTCAACACGTATGCATGGTCGATGTTACGTCGCGGATCACCTTCAGTCACTTGACCATTCTCACGAACCTGTATGATCAGTGGTGGCACGATTACACTGCGATCACTGAAGTCGATCTCGACGCTACCCTCATCATGGTTGATGTTGATCACGGTGCCAACCTCACCGTTGAATGCGTATGACACTTCATCGCCCATGTCATACGTGTTGCTGGTGTAGACCACCTTCGAGCCAACCTGCACACGGATGGGTGGCAGTGCATCCTTGCTGCCGAACGGACGATAGCGTGGCAGGTCAATGAATGGACGTGAGCGGTCCCAGAACATCGCTTGGATGATCAGGTTCAATCGCTGTGTGCCAATCCAACTCTTGTTCATGCACGTGACGATCTGGTGGTCTGTATCAGCGTAGCTATGTCCTTCAGCGAGTTGCAACTCGATGAACTCTTGCAACGCAGCGACAGGTTGATCTGTTTGCTTGATGCTGAAGTCGTCACTTCGCACAGGCATCCTTCCTTGCAAGATAAGCGCACCATTGCGAGCAATTCCAGAGCCTGCGTCATGTCGATGGATCGTATCCAGTGTGATCCCACCAAACTTTGCGAGCGCATTCTGGAATGCCGACGGTTGCTCATCTAGCCTACGATCCTCCTCGATTGGCTTGAGTTGGTTCACGTCACCAAACATGCAGATGCGTGCGCCACCACGCAGTGCATCAATCAGGTTGCGGTTGATCTCCTGATTGACCATTGCATACTCATCACACAGGATGGTGTCGTATGGCAGTGGCGAACGCTTGGTGTAGCGTGGACCAGTGCTGATCTTCACCACCTTGCGGTTGCCTGTCTTGTCGTCATCAACCTCCATCTCTATAGGCATGCCATAGCCAAGCATACGATGATTAGTCATGGCATACAGCCCAGTTGCTTCCTGAATGCGCTTAGCTGCTTTGCCTGTGGGTGCACTAGCTTGGACGTTGTAGCCACAGTCACTCAACCGCTTGGCAACCTCACGCATCATCATGGTCTTGCCAGTGCCAGCCTTACCAGTGATGGCAAGCAGTCGGCGATCAATGTCACAACATGCAGCGATCGCCTCCTCTTGCTTAGCATCCCACTCGATGGGCTTGGGAATGTTGAACAACTCATTCATGTCTGTGTCGCTCATGTGCGTTCCTTGTATGTGGAATGTCGGTCAGTGAAAACGGCACCGCATTGCTGTGGTGCCGTTCCAGATAGACTAGGCTGCGAGTGCAGTGGGTCGTGTGTTGGGTGACGCAGGCACCGTAACCTTGAGCACGATACTGTTGGAGTGCTCCTCTTCATTGAGCGCAATTGCCATGACGTTCTCAGGGTTGCGCTCAACGCTCACTACCTTGATCCGCTTCTTGTCGAATGGCATAGCCACGCCACTCTCATCAAGCACTTGCACGATCACGTAGGCTGGACGTGCCTTCGGTGAACTGCGCGTGCGCTTCTTCTTTGCTGGTGCATCGGACATGGACCAGTTGCCTCCTCATGTTGTTGATACTAGAAGATAGCATGTGCGGCTGCGCGATGCAACCGCACATGCGTAGATCACGGCTCCAGAATGCGTGCGATGGACGCGCGCTGTTCGCCTTCATACTCCTGATGGACCACATCCACAATGATGTTGCGGCCCAAGAAGTCATTCAAGTCAATGCTGCGTCCAGGCGTAACACGAACCTTCTCACAGAACAACCGCCATGCATACCGAGCGCGTGGCGTATCGGCATGCGGCAACCGATTATACATCAGCACCGTGCCATCCGGCTCACCATCCTTGTGATCGACAGGATAGTTGGACTCGGGCACACGCACAATGATCTGTGCGTATGTGTTACCAGTGGTAGCACTGACACGCCACTGCGCGCCAATGATCTCACCAGTATACTGACCAATCGGCAAAGGCTCAGGTGCCTTCGCGTTGGAAATGTCCTCGCTAAATTCGAGGATCGAGCCACTGTGCCCAGTGGGATTGGAACCACTCATTGTGGTTGACCTCCATGAATGTTGACACTATATGTATGGCCCACTCCATCTGGAGTGGGTTCCTTACATCGACTTGGGGCCGCGCCTTATCCCGAGGCGCGGCCTACTTTTTCATTCCTCCTCTACTTGTGGTTGATACACGTGTCGGCAACGGAATGCGCTTGCCACCGTTAGCCTGCCACGCAGCCCACCAGTCAGCGATACCTTCGCCAACTTGTGTCTCTGGATCGTAGTGCCACACGAACTCAGTTGCTTTGTCAGCAACGAATAGCCGTGTCTTCATTGGCTTGCGCTGATGACACGGACGCACGGCTATACTACGAACGTTGTTGTGGTCACGCATCCACCACACCTCGTTGATGCGTGAACCAACTTGGTTGGCACTGCCTTCACTGAGCATCAGTGAGATCGACAAGATGCGACCGTCATCATCACGACTGGGCGTGCCCTCATGTGAGATGAAGATCATGTTGCGCTTAGCACGCTTGGTGATGGTCATCATCGTGTTGGCAATGCGTGTGAGTGTAGCGTTGCGCCACGTGTAACCATGTATACCAGGCTGCTCGATGGTGCTGTTCCTGTTCTTACTCACAGCTTCGAGCAATGCCATGTATGCAAGCGAGGTCATGCTATCCAACACGATCGTGCTGATCTCAGGGTTGTCGTTGAGGAACTTGGTCAATCCAAATGGATCATCCTTGCGGAACTCACCCATCGTGGTGATTGCATTGCGATCACTCAGGTCCATGACCAACACGTTAGGATCGCCACTCAACGTGAGTGCACCATCAGGATCGAACACCATGAACAGCGTCACACCGGGTGCAGTCGAAGCGAGCTTGGTCTTGCCACAACCACTGTCACCCCACAACAGCAACGCGAACCGCGTGTCCTCGCTACGTGGACTGGTAACAGGAATGCCACCAAGTGAACGCAGTGGACTGACTTCTTCATTCATCTGCATCCTCCTCATGCAGATCATCAATCATCACGAACAGTGCATGCACCAACTGCAAGATCAGCATGTTGGTGGTCTTGGTCTCTGGTGCCGTGATACGTTCGGCAGACTTGCACGCTTCGTTATACGCCATTCGCCACTCAATCTCATCCATGTATCATCTCCATGTTGTGCATACAACGCGACCCACGCTTCTCTAACAAGTTGTGCAGCCATCTCAGTCGGCAGGTTCATGCACCTGTAGTATACACCATTGCGCATGATCTTGACATGCCAACGCTTGGCACGCATGTCGAACATGATGTGCTTGGCATTCACCACGTTGCTGTTGCTGAGCTTAGACATACTACGCTTGCAGATGACTAGGTTGGACCTCCTGTTGTCTAGCCTGTTCTTGTTCACGTGACAGACTTCATCGCATTGCCATGCAGCCTGTCCCACGATGCAGTGGTGTAGATACACACTGCACTGCATTCTGTAGCCAGTCGATAACCACG